TGGATTCATACTGTTTGATTTTCTTTTCACGATTTTCACGAAGTGCATTGAGTTGATTATTAAGTCCGTTGATACGTTCTTCTAATATTTCAATTTCATGATTATTGTCATTCACTTCAATCTTGTGGTCAGAAATCTTTTTCTTTAGTATGTCAGACATAGTTGTAAAGATAGAGATATCCAACAAGTCTTCTACAAGTTTACGTCTTTCAACTGCCTTTAACTGCATGAAAGGTGTAAAGTTTGCAGAACCTAGTATTGCGACTTGAGTAAAGGAACGGTAACTCATTTTGAGTACGTTCTTTTCTAGGTGTTCTTGATAGTCTCTCATGGTTGCATCTTGATTGATAAGTACATCATTCATGTACAATTCAAACTTATTTGGTTTCGCACCACGGAGTACTTTGTATCGTTTCTTACCAATATCAAACTCAACCTCAACTACAAGGTCACGTCCATTGATAGAATTGATAAGAAGGTCTTTCTTGAGATTACGGAACCCTTTACCATAGAGTCCAAAACAAAGTGCATCTAATAGGGTAGACTTCCCTGCACCATTCTCTCCCAAGATTAATGTTGTTTGATGTGAGTCTAGTTGTATTTCAGTAAACTTGTTACCTGAGCTCAGTAAATTTTTGTATCTTACTTTTCGAAAATTTATCATAGATAGTTATGTTCATCAAGGGCTTCATTATATAATGAGGTCATCAAATCTGTAAGAGGTTTTTTCTTCCCTTGAATGTCGAGACCTTCTATGTACTTTGTGAGGATGGTTAGAGTGTCTTCAACGTCACCCATATCTTCATCATCCATAAAGTCCATGTGTTTATTATCGTCAACAACTGAAACATGAAGAGGACTTACTGCATGTATTTTGTCTAAGAATGTATCAAACCAATAAGGATTGTCTTTATTGACAACTACAATCTTAGTAAACTTACCAGTGTATTTTGAGTAATCTGCATTTGATATTGTTTCAAATGTTTCCTTTGTATCATCATAGAATGCCTTTTCAAACATTGTAATAGGATTGTGTACAGGAAGTAGATCACGTGTTTCAGTATCAAAGATATGAAAGTGTTTACCATCACCATAGTCAGACCAAGTGAATTGCATCTGAGACCCTAGGTATCTGATATTTGCGAATTCAGATTTTTGATGGAAGTGTCCACTTAAAACTTTCTCGAATCGTTTTACATAAGAATGGTCAAGTCCATGTTGACACGTCATGCCTGGCATCATCAATGCACCTTCAAATTCGAAGTGTCCCATACACCATTCTGCATTTGCGTTCATTAAGAATTCAACTGAGTCTGCATAGTTCTCAGGATTAATCCATGGAACCAGTGCAACATTAAACCCATCAAAATCCTTTACAATAGGTTCAGAAATAACGTTAACGTTTGGTTGATTGTATAACAACAACTCAGGTGCATTAACATCATTGGTATTCTTATAATAGGTGTCATGGTTACCTAGAATCAAATCCATAGTAATCCCACGTTCATTCATAGGTTCTATAAAGTGATCTAGATTTGCCTTCATAGATGCAAAGTTAATATACTTTCTTCTATCAAAGTAATCTCCTAGGTGGACAATGTGTTTAATATCATGTTCATCCAAATATGGAAAGAACACTTCATTATAAAAACGACCTTGATATTTGGCCATTTCAATCATGTCACCTCTGACACCACAATGGGTATCGTTCAGTATCGCAAATTTCATTCTGTAAATTTATCTAATGTTGATGTTTTCTTTTTGTTTGTTCGTTTTGATTTCCTTGGTTCGTATTCAACACGATTCATGTTCTCTTGCATCCACTCTACGTTGGTATTGGTTAAACTTGGGTCATAGACTCCATCAATCGTTTCGAAAGCATCCATGGTCACATTCGTTGCATCAATCGCCTGTTGTTTTATGAATACCTGTTTCTTCTCCTTTTGAATTCGTCTTAGGAATGCATAATAACAGATTTGAGTGACGTATGCGAATGCATTATTTGATTTTTCTTGATTAAAGTTACCAATATACTGAATACAATTTTCAATTGCATCACAGATCATTTCATCCCTGTAAGTATAATTGATAAAGTTTGGACGTGTAGATAGTCGAGTTGCGATCTTATAGATACACTCTCCTATGTACTCGGTCATCCTTGGTGGGGTTTTCCCCTTTGATTCTGCGAGTTTAACCGCTTGATTAAAATCGGAGACTGCTTGAGTGAACTCTTTGTTGTTAACATAGTGTTCTGCCTTTTTAGGGTCTTTTTTAGTAGTCATACGTATATAATACACGAAAACCCCTGATTCTACAAGGGGGTTTTATATATTTATTAAACAGTGAAATTTACAGACACACCACATCCACATGATGCAGTTTCTTTAGGATTTATAAATTTAAAAAAGGAATTGAGTCCTTCTATTACAAAGTCTAGTGTCATACCTTCTATATATGGTACACTATCTTGGTCGATTAGTATAGAGAATTTTCCATAATCTACGATGGTATCATGTGCATCAGGAACCATAGAGCTATCAAAGATGTATTCAAAACCAGCACAACCCCCACCAGTAACACCAACTCTGATGTGGTTAAATCCATCCCTTTGTTGCAACGATAGGATTTGAGTAATCGCCTCATTTGTAACTTCTATCATAGTCCGTTTTCAGGATAGAGATTATGTTTCCTATGTGCAGTCTTTTGTTCCCAGTCCTCTATTGCTTTATGGATACTTTCCTCTGCAAGGACTGAACAGTGAATCTTAATAGGTGGTAAATCTAATGCATCTGCAATGTCTTTATCTTTAACTAGTTTTGCTTCTTCTATTGTTTTACCTTTTAACATATCCACAAACATAGAAGAACTTGCGATTGCAGAACCACATCCGTATGTTTTAAATACAACATCCTCGATTCTGTCATCGATATCTAGTTTTAATTGAAGTCGCATTACGTCTCCACATGCAGGAGCACCAGCCATTCCAGTTGCGACATTGGGGTCGTTGGGGTCAAATCTCCCAACGTTGAATGATTTAGGATTGTTCGTTACTTGTTCGAACCTCTCCAATACCTCTTTCGAATAGGGCATATTCTATCTTCTCCAGTCGTTCTAACAACTCTTTGAACCCATCAAATTCACAAAGACCTATAGGAGGATGAGAATCCTTCTCTAAGGTTTCTATTCTTTGTATAATTTTCTGTAGTTCATCCACTCTATATTTATATAAAAAAAATTAAAAAAGTCCCTTGTACATTCATAAAAATATGATATACTAATTATGTCCCACAGGGGATGCTTATATAAAGAGATTATCCTGCATAGGATGGGGATAGTAACCAAAAGATTCCTAACATCCCACCAAACATCGTCAACTGTATTAACGTTGGTATGACGACGAAATACATGAGTGGGTCAGGTTTTCCACTGCGAAAGAAGTCTGTCCTTTCCCACTCTTTAACCTCTTCAGGTGATGCATCTCTAGGTTTATTTAGAGGTAGAGATAACTGTGACATCAGTCAGATTTTTTTGGACACCTGTTTCTGATCATATACTCTGATGACTTTCTAAGTTCTTTCTTAGATAGTTTACCATCTTTGTTTTTGTCAGCATGCTTAAAAAGCCCAGGCTTAACGACACAACCCATTTGTGATAATTCACTAGGGACGACGAACCCATCTGAATCTAAGTCAAATTTTCTCATTCTCCAGTCATCTGCGTATGCATTTGTTACAAACCCAAGAGTAACTATAAGTGCAAAAATTTGTTTTTTCATTTGTTCTCCTAAACGATAGGTGCAATGGCGAATGTGCAAGTCACGAATACTAAAACGAGAGTCACTAGTTCAAGTGCCTCTAAAAAGTCAGCTTCAGTAGTACCACGAATTCCATGCTCGGCATCACGTACTAATTTTTTGACCAATTCAGTCATATTGTTTTATTAACTCCATTGATAATGTGATATAACTGCACGTTATACACGTGGATATTTATAAAACTTTTATTTCTAACAGATATATTTTTGAAAATTATTTTATGGACAAACTTTGTATGATTTATAGAAAGTATATGCGCCTGTGATTATAGGCAACATCATTAGAGTTGCAAGTAAAAAAATTTCCATTAGTGGATTTTCTTCTTGTCTTTAGGTGGTCTTGCAGAAAAGAAATCTTCGTATTCGTCACGTTCCAAATCCAGTTCCTCTTGCATAGCCTCTAACCATTCTAGGTCTGCTTCTTCAGGATGTCTTTGCATGTCCATCATTCTTTTTACCAAGTCATCTAATTGTGACCTGACATCTACTTGGTCACCGATTGGTAAATTATTATCTAGTGGAATAGTTCCAGTCTCTACCATGTTCAACCACTTAGATGATGCGTTGTCATAGAATGGAACTATTTGTTTATTAAGTGTGTTCCTATGTAAGATCATATCATCAGGTATTGTCACCGTAGTGTCTGATGATAAAGGTGAGTAAGGATAGAAGGTTGCAATAGTTCTACCTTTCATAGTTGCAGAGAGGTGACACATCATAGGTAATGTGACCTCGGTCTGACCTTCCAATCGTCTAGTCATACCCATAATCTCTTGACCTGTGTCAAGTCTGATTACTTCGTATTGATTAGGTACCAAATGTAAATCCTTAGGACTAGCCATCTTTTAAATCGAACTCTTGTATTTCATACGGAAAATTTTCCTCGTTGTATATATTTATTCGATCTTTAAGGTGGTTAAGTGTATAATTTTCGTTTTGTAGATCATCTGATATATCAAACAATCTCATTTTATCTTTACCTTCCGTTTTACGCAATCCTCTACCAATAGACTGTAGGTTTCTGATACGTGACTTGGATGGTGATGCAAATACAATGTTGTCTATTCGTTTGATATTAACTCCTGTGGAGAAAGTTCCGTATGATGCTAGTATGACACTATTCTTAGACTTCTCAACAATCTCTCTAACCTTTTCTCTACTTTCAGTATCAGTTCCACCATACACATAGTGTAAGTCTTGTACTCTGCCATCTAACATGGGATATAAGACTTCACCATGTTTCTCTACATATTGAAACAACACTAGTGTGTTGCCCTTTAGGGATGCAACTAAATTAGTAATGAACTGATTACGTCCTTGATGACTTACGAGATAATCCATCTCTTCTTGATATGTCATCTTCTTCTGTTTAGTATGACGAAGTATGACACAATCTATATTAATATTTGCAATCGTACCTTCTTCCATGAGTTGGTATGACGATATTACTTTTTTAACTGGCCCGAATAATCCTTCGAGTTGTAATCTATGAACTTCACTTCCATCAAGTGTACCTGTAGTACCTATACGGAAACCAGTGGAAGACATCTTCTCTAGTATACTCTTCAGTGTTTGTGCTTTGAATAAGTGTGCTTCGTCTCCGATGACTACATCGAATGACTGTAATGTTTCTTTAGGTGCTTTAGAAAAACTCTGCCATGTGGTAATGGTAATAGGTGCATCAAACACTTCTTGTCCATGATATATCTTACAGACCTTTTCTTTGTATCCATAGTCTTCGAAGTCTTTACTCATCTGTTCTACTAGAGACGTTGTAGGAACGATTATAACGGTCTTACAGTTAGGTAAGGACATTTCCCCTTCAAACCACCTACACAACATATAAATGATTAGAGATTTACCACTTGCAGTTGGTGATAGTAGAAGTTGTCTACCATATTGCACTGCAGTTTTAAATGCATCTATTTGATAATCACGTGGTTCAAAGGGAAGACCCAAGCCTGGAATTAGGTCATCACCGTTAATAAAGAAATCAACATCCTCATCTGTAAGGAGTGTCTTTTCACCTATGACATCTTCAATACCACCAAACTCAAATCCACGTTCTCTACAGAACTCATCAACGTATGGTAATAGTCCGATATAAATCTTTTTAGTTTTTAGAGAGAAGAGTCGTACCTTACCATCCCAAAATCGGTTCTTATACGAAGGCATGAACTTTGCATTAGGGACTGTGAAGGAAAAGAAATCATAAAGGTCACGTGCAAGAGAGTCATCACAATTAACCTGCATAAAGACATCATCGACTTTACGAACCGTTACACGTTCCATATTAAACGTATGGTTTACCCACTAACCATCCTACTAAAGATATACGTGTACCACTTGTAACAGGTTTGACTTGGTGATGTACGAATGAAGGGAATACAATCATACTACCCTTTTCCTTTGCAGAGAATGGTAAAGGTTGAATGATGTTATCAACATCAATTGTTTGTTGATTTGGTTTCAATCTATCAAAAGCATGTTTTGAATCAATATATTCAAAATGACCACCCTCATAATCATCAGGATGAGATAACTGAATACTAAAACTCAACTTTCTTAGTCCACCATGTTTATAT